CTTGCGATCGACCCTGTGAACGAACCCGAGGTCACGTTAACGACCGGCGCTCCGCCCCCGCCTCCGGTGAAGGTCGCAGATGGAGAGGTCACCGTGTTCACATTGGTGACCCCGGTACACGTCAGCGTACCGGTGCCAGCCGAGGCAGGCGTCGTGAACGTGGCGCTCCAAGTACCCCCTGACGCGGAGAAGCCCGATGCCGTGGACGATCCTGAGAGGCCGCCGCCGTACGAACAGGAGGTAAGACCTGTAGGAACAGTCACCGTATAGGTGCCGCTTCCTGTCGTCGTCGAACTGGTACCCCCCCCGTTGAGCACGGTAAAGGCGAGCGTCGCCCCTCCCGAGTTGACGCTCAACCCGGTGAAACTGGTGGTCAGGTTGGTAAGCGGGGCGAACAGCGTCGGGTTGCCGACGTCGTCCTTCGCCGTCCCTGATATCGAGGTCACAGCGAGGGTTGATGCGGTGTTGCCGCTCTGGACAGTATAACTGAAAACCAGCGTATTGGTGCCAGACCCGCTGACGTAGGAGGCCGTGCCGCCGCTGTTCAAGGCGATCGTCGGCGTGCCGCTTACCACCGTCACGGCATTCATCAGAAGGGTAAAGGTGACGGTCTGCCCCGTTGTGACGTTGCCGCTGGCCGGAGAGGGTGTGATGGAAAAGATACTGCTCAGCGATGGCGAATAGCTGGCGGAGTCGGGATACGTGTAGAAGCCGTTGTACTTGGTCGTGACGGTCGGGACCGCGATCGTCGCGCCGCTGATCATGTTGGTCATGCCATACAGCGCGGCAGGCGTTCCGAGCGTCGACGTGTAGAACCCGGTGGGGAACCAGGGAGACGCCCCGGCGGCGTTGATCCCGGTCGGGTCAACCCAGTTGTCGTAGACGGTGTTTTTGCTGCCGCTCGCCGACCCGGCGTCCTGCGTGATGGTCTGACCGGTCAGGAAGTTGTCACTGACCTTCGAGAGCAGGGTGTTGTCGCGCAGGATCAAGTTTGTGATCGCGGACCCGGTGCATTCCGAGTTGTTGACCATCAGGCCTTCGCCGTTCAACCCGCTGGTTGCCTGATAGACCGTGTTGAACTCGTCCTTGCCGGCGCTGACCCTGGAGCCACAGAACTGCACCGTGTCCGAATGGGGCGTCATCAAACCGATGTTGTAGAACAGATTATATCGTATCAATAACGGGCTGACGTTTATGTTGTTGAGTTCTACCATATCTCCACCGGAATTGTGGAGATAATTGTACTGAATGGTCAGCGAACCAGTGTTCGCAAAGCCGAGGGTATAGCCGACCTGAGACGTGACCGGGATGTTCGCGCCGTTGACCTCGTTATCCAGAAACGAGAAATTGGAGGCGGAGGTAGAGACCGACAGCACGGTGCCCTGGGAACCCTGATTTGATCCAACCGTGAAAAGGCTGTTCTGGACGATGTCATTCGCGCCGTTGACAAAAAGTTCCCAGCCATTGTCGAGGCCGTAGTTGATCCCGCTCAATGTGACGTTGTTGCCGGAGATCGTAACGGTGTGCGCGCTCGCATTGACCGTGACGCCCGACATCGAGATCGTGGACGGATCGACAAGCGATGTGCCGGTCGGGATGCCTGCGTAGTAGTCTGCCCCGGCGAAATTGAATGGCGCGGGATGCGCGTAGGAGGCACGCAGCGTCGGAAACTGGATCGTGCCCGTAGGCGCTCCTGGACATCCATCGGCGTAGAGCGAGCCCTGAGCGCAGCCGGCTGGAGGAGGAGGTCCATAATGGTTGCCTGGCTGGATATTGCCCCACTGGGCGTACGCACCAGAGGAAGCGAGCAGCAAAACCGAGGCGAAGAGCAGACCGGCACGCATTAGTGGATGGCCGTCTGGATCGAACAGGTCATGGTAGAAGTCGTGTCAGACTGACAACTCACGAGATCCTTGGCGTTGGCGGCTGTGCTGAGGATCAAGGTCGCGGCGGCTCCCCCTGACGCCTGATAGGCGCTTCCCCAGCTTGCAACGCGTCCCCCCGTTGAATCCTGGGTGATCCAGAAGTTCATCGTTTGGCCCGCCTGTAAATTGGTCGGGTTGGCCATTGTGAAGCTGCCGGTCACCGTCACCGTAAAATTGTTCGAGAGCGCAGCGTTCGGCGTGATTGTCGAGCCAAAAGTCAGAACCGAGGGCGCCACCGACTGTCCAGCCGACCAGGTGTTGCTGCCGTTCAAGAGGGGAATGGTCGCTCCGGACGTCCCTGTATTGGTCGAGCACCCGGTCCCGGCATTCGAAAGACCCGCGCAGGCCGCCCTTGAGACCGTCCCGGAGCCGTTGCCCGCGAGAGCGCCGTTGATGGTACCCGCCCCGCCGTTTGTCGTGGCAACAATGCCGGTCAACTGAGCGGCGGGGACTGCGGTCGCGTTCGTAAGGTTGACCGCAGAAGGGGTTCCTAGGTTCGGGGTGGTGAGCGCCGGGGAGGTGCTCAGGACGACGTTGCCTGAACCCGTTGTGGTGAGTTCCCCCAAAAGACCCGCGTTGTTGTACTCGATCCGCCCGCTCGTTCCTCCAGAAATTGCCGTGGTGCCGACGGTAATGGTTCCGGCTGTCGCAGTAATCGTGCAGGTAGAGCCCAGAGTACACGTCTGCCCGTTCACCGTCGTAGAGGGGTTGAGCAACCCGCTGTTCGGCAGGCCAGTCGCATTGGTCAAAACAAGAGCGCTGGGAGTACCAAGCGCCGGGGTTGTGAGAGTGGGAGAAGTGGCCCGTACCACGTTCCCTGAGCCGGTCGTGGCGAGGTTCCCCATCACTCCGGCGTTGTTGTACAGCACGTCGCCGCTGGTGCCGCTGAGGACCGTCGTGGTGCCAACGGTGACCGATGTGGCCGTGGCACTCGGGGAGCAGCTTGACCCCAAGGTGCAGGTAGTACCGTTCACCGTAACCGAGGGATTTACCAGATCGGCGTTGCTGACCAGACCCGTAGCAGTGAACGTCCCTGTAATGGTCGGGCTGGCGATTGTCGGACCGGTGGCCAGAACGACGTTTCCTGTCCCGGTCGGGGTCAGCTCACCCAGGGTGCCGGCATTGTTGTATTCGACGGCCCCGCTTGTGCCGCCGACAATGGTGGTGCTTCCCGGGGTGATCGATGCCGCAGTGGCGGTCACGGCGCAGGTCGACCCCAGGGTGCAGACCACGCCATTGACGGTCGTCGAGGCGTTGATCAGCCCAGCATTCGGTAGACCTGTCGCATTGGTAAGGACCAGGGCAGAAGGGGTCCCGAGGGCGGGCGTGACCAATGTCGGAGAAGTGGCAAGGACCACGTTTCCGGTGCCAGTGACGCCTTTTTCACCGAGTGTTCCGCCGTTGTTGTACTCGATGTCCCCGTTGGTGCCACTTGCGACAGTGGTGGTTCCCACGGTGACGGAGGTCGCAGTTGCGGTGGGAGAGCAGGACGATCCGAGTGTGCAGACCGTGCTGTTGACCGTGATGGTGGTGTTGATCAGACCTGAATTTGGTAGGCCGGTTGCATTGGTCAGCACCAAGGTGGAAGGCGTACCAAGGTTTGGCGTCGTGAAAGTCGGGGACGTGGTCAGAGCAACATTGCCGGACCCGGAGGTCGCCAGTTCCCCTAAAGTGCCGGCATTGTTGTACTCGATACGACCGGTGGTCCCCCCAGAGACGGTCGTGCTTCCCACGGTAATCGATCCGGCGGTTGCCGTAATCGTACAACTCGACCCAAGCGTGCAGGTTTGGCCATTGACTGTGGTGGAGGGATTGATCAGTCCGGCGTTTGGAAGACCTGTGGCGTGGGTAAGCACAAGCGCGGTCGGCGTTCCCAGAGCAGCCGTGACCAAGGTGGGAGACGTCAGGGTGGCCGAGGTCGCCAGCACAATCCCGCCCGATCCGCTGACACTCGCAGCCAAAGCAGTTCCGACGCCAGTACCAAGCCCGGTAATACCTGAGATCGGAAGTGCCGATCCGTTCGTCAGGTTGATCGACGAAGGGGTTCCTGTGGCGTTTGCCAGGCCAAGCGAGGCCGGGGTTCCGGTGGCATTTGTGAGGGTCAGAGACGCCGGCGTGCCCATCGCCAGACCGTTCGGAAGGGTTGTGCTGATCGAGGGAACACCACTTCCGTTGGTGACGAGGACGCCGTTGTTGGCGCTGGAGAGGCCAGCAACCGTTGTCCCGGAGGACGCGTAATAGGCCAGTTGGTTGGCGGTCCCCGCCGTGACTGTGCCGGAGCCGCCGCCGCCACCGCATGGTCCGCCGGCATCGACGATATTGCCGTTGCCGTCAGCCTGCATGCAGTCGCCGGTAACGAACGCGCCGTTTGTCGTGGCGAAGATGGTCGTGTTGCCCTTGCGGCTGCCCGCAGTTGGGACGGCTCCGGCACCTCCCCCGAGGATCGGACCAAATTGTGTGAGAGTCCCCGAACTGGCCAAAACCCCCGAAGCCGTGAAAGCCAGCACGCCGCCGGACGTGCCTGAAGCGAGTCCCGTTCCTCCATTGGCGACGGCCAGAACACCGCTGTTCACCTCGGAGGCATTGATGCTCTTGTTGGTGAGCGTTTGAGTATCGGTGGTACCGACCAGAAGGCCAGACGGCGGGAAGATCTGCTGAACCCCGCTTATGCTGACCGAACCGGTGAAATTGTCGTTGCCGGAGAACGTGTTGTTGGTGTTCAGCAGGGGAATGGTGCTTCCCGCTGTTCCAATATTGAAGAACGCCGCCGTGCCCAACGTGGCGGCAACCGGCGCGCCTAAGGACTGGCCAAGCGGAACCTGGTTGAGGCCGAGAGAAATCCCGCCGAATACCCCGTTGTTGTTGTACTGAACCGAATAGGTCGGAGCGCCCGGCCCTCCTGCGGCAGTCATCAACTGGCTGAGCGTGAACTTGCGGGAATGGGGATTCTCCGCGTTCTGCCAGCCGTAGACGAAATCGGTGGCGAGCGGATCAACCGCTGGCGGACAGTTGACCAGCAGGCCTCTGGCGCACTGGGCAAACGCCGGGACGCTCCACGTGGAGCAAACGATAAGAAGCGGAAGTAGCCAGCGGAGCTTATTCATTGATAAAGATCGGCTCGTCGCCGCCAGATGTTGCGCCGTTGCTGGACCCGTCCAGAATTGGCGCCCACGACCCACAGCCGCCCTGGCCAAGAGGAGTGACCCCTCCATTGTCGTCCTGGCGCAGAATGATAGACGTCGCCGGCTCGACCATCGGCGAAGGATCAGCCGTGAATCCGTCCCAACTGGCCAATCGGTCGGACGCACCCTGGCCTGTGTCCTGCCAGCAAGCCCCGCCGCCCCCCACTGTAAAACCAGGCATTACGCCCTCCTGACCGGTTTGCGTCTGAACAGCCGGCACCAACCTCCGGCGGTAATGTGCCCCCTCACGCGCTCGCATGAGTTGGGCGGCTCAAAGTGGCGGCACACAGCACAGTGGTCGCCGAATGACTCCCCCCGGCCGTAGTGAACCGAGGACTTCTCGACTTTGGTGGGTTTACTGTCCTCCACCGCCGCCTCCTGACCCGAGGCCGGTCATCAACTGAATCGCGTTGAGGCCACCCCCCACATCGATGTTGCTGGCGCTCTCGCCGACGTTCGCCGCTTGCTGGGCGCCGGCGAGCATTTTCTGGGCCTGAATCTCTTTGGCCTGCTGAGCAGCAAGAGCCGCCACCTGATCTGGCGTTCGGAGGATCTTGGCCGGAAGGAACAAGTCGGCGCTGTATTCCCTGATCCAGGCCTCGGGATTCCACACGTTCGCAACCGATGGATTGGTCTGCTGCATCGGTCCGACGATCTGGATGAATCGTTCGAGCGCGGCGGTCTTCGCGGCTTTCTGAGCCAAGGCGAGCACCCCGACGTATTCAATTCCGATCGGTTGCCCAATGAGCGATGGCGGAAGCGGCGGGAGGAGCAACTTCCTTTCCATAATCCGAAAAATTCGGGCAATCGCCGGGGCGAGCATCTCGTTCTGCAATCGCTCGACGACCGGCCCGAGTACTTGCAGCTTTTCCTGGTTTCTCTGGGCCACCTCGAAGGCGGTCATCTGCTTGGTGACCTGTTCCAAACCCATGAACAGATCGACGAAGAAGCCCTTGTTAATTCTGGCCTGAACCGCGGCCATGGATTCCATGAACTCGCGGATTTCCGGGTTGACCGTGTAGACTGGCCGCATCCCCTTGTCGGCTGAGAGGGACTGGACGTAGGTGATCCGGCCCGGAAGGATCGAGGACGGCTCGTTCTTCATATCCAGGGAGGCCAAAAGGGCTGGCCTGACGAGTTTTTCTTCGGCTTCGGCAAGCCGCGCCGCCATCACCTGAAGCTGTAAAATGGCCGGCAGTACATCCATGCCGACCGATCGGCCGTACGCGTCATTGGAAGTGACGGCCCAGCGGGGAACAACGAACGGCGGTTCGTGAAAGCCACCCCACGACATCGGATATTCGCCGTTCAGGCCCCAGCACCAATAGGTCTCGCGCCACGCAAACCCGCCGGGGACGACGCCGATGTCCTCTTCATCCTCGAGACCGGGAACCGTCACCGGGAAATTCGGCTCGATCATGTGGGCGACCAAACACTCGACCTCGAGCGCCGCGCCCTTCTGCTTCCATTGGTCCTGGACTTCCTTGGGGCAGTTCTCCAGTTCGAACATCTCGACCATCGCACTGACGGTCATGACGAAGAGCCGGCAGAAAACGCCGATCCGGTTCCCAGAGGAGGATGAGAGCAGGTATTCCCCGGGGCATGGGGTGTAACAGCGAATGAGGTCCTTCTCGTCCTCGTAGATGAGCATCGGCCCGGTCCCGAAGGTGACCAGGTCCTCGAACATCTGGGCCGCTTCCTGGTAGAAGTTCGACCGGTTCATCACGACGGCGATGCGGTTTTCGACTTCCTCGAACCATGCCGCTGCCTCGGGAGGCGCCTGTTCCCGGGAAGTGAGGGCCGGCTTTAATTTGAACCACTGCCGCGAGGGCGACATCTCGTTCGACATCAGTCCTGCGGCGCAGGTCCGCATCGCCCAGGTCCCGGTTTCGTCAAGGATGGCCTGGTTGATCGCCATCCCTCGGATCATCGTGTTCGGGGTCGGCTGGGCCGAATTGATGAAGATTCCGCGACGCGGAAGGATGTACGACTCAAGGAGGGAGTAGTGCTCCATCCATGAAAACCGCCACGACCGCATCATATTGAGGCGCTGTTCCTGGTGAGGACGCAGCGCCTTCCAGAATTTGGGGGTCGGGGTTTTGCGGGAAGGAGTCGAAGGCGTGCGGGACAGTCGTGCAGCGCTCGCTCCGGCGTAGGAGATCGACCGCTGAGTACGAGGGCGCGAACGGACCTGGGTTTCGCTCAAGGCAACGGGCGTCCCGCGAGGGGTTACGCGGGCCCGGGTGCTTCCTCATCGCCTGCTGGTAATGCGGCTATTGCGGCAGTAAGACCTGGAATGTCAAGGACGCGATGGAAGGGCGCCTATCTGCGGCGCAGCCAATCCCGGCGCCGCAGTTCGCTGAGCAGCATTTCGTCCGAAAAGGCCTCCAGGCCGGTTACAGAGTCCGGAGGATAGTTGCGCCTCAGCCATTTGAGGCTCTTATTTCCGAACCCCTCGCAACGCAGCAGCTCGCTATCGCTCATGTGGCGAAACTCGTCGAGTGTCCTTCCCGAATTTATGACCACGTTGCGAATGCGCGTGGGGATTTCTTCACTCACGTCCACGGCCCGACATCCCTGTTCGGCTTCATCCGCTCGGCAAAGCAGCTCTGCCGCTGGCAGACCCAGAGGTAATGGTAGGAGCCGCCCCAGCGGTGAAAGCCGAGGCGGCAGAGCAGCCAGCCCATCAAGTGACAGGCGGGTTCGTGATGACGAACGGCGACCGGCTGACGAAGGTCATCGCCTGCTTGAAATGCTCGTCGCTCAGCTTGATGAGCGCCTTGATGATTTCGATGTAGAGCGCCGCATACTCAATTTGACCGGCTGAGTAGGCCTCGAGCGCGCGGTGAACGACATCGCAGCCGGGTGACACCGTGATGGTCGGCGTATGCCATCGGTCGTTGACGATTTCGATCAGCCTTGGATCAAGGACCATCTGACGCGCCCGGTAGCACTCGCGGCAACGGCACCCGACGCGTGGGGCTGTTACGGGCTCCGGGCGCTCTTCGCATTCATAACGGCTCATGAGCGCGGTACCTTTACGCCGGGAAACTCGGCGAGGATTTCTTCCAGCGTCATAAGCCGATGACGCACGAAACCGCCGCCTTCTCTGACCCACTCGCTCCACTCCCGCTCGGTTGCGGGAAGTGGAGGCGTGTAACACCGGATGATGTCGTCATCGTCCACGGCTCACTCCTTCAGGGCTGCGTCGATCATGTCACGCCAAATGTCCAGGCCACTGGGATTCTCACCAGCGATCGGTGGATAAGCGTCCAACATATCCTCAGTTGGATCGCGCATGGCCCCAATCGCAGTGCGAGCCAGTTTCTCGAGATCCCGCCAACTCGTCCCTTTGAAGCGACTCCCGTCGAAGGCAACCAGCGAGTCGCCAAGCTTCCTTGAATCAAACATGGCCCGTGCGACTTTTTCCACTATCTGGCTCATATTGCGACTGTCCTTGCCAAACATTCGGCTTTGTTTGCGATGTGACGCAGTTCAACCAGGCGCAGAACGGCGGCTTTCAACCGGATGTAGGGGCACCCGGGGCCGACGTCCGACAGTGCAGCGGCAATCACCTCTTGTTCGGCATCAGCCAGTTCCCTGACGCGATCCTTACGCTCTTGGGGTGACCCACCGCGTTCCGCCCAATAACGGTCCAGATCGGCCTGATTTTTAATTTCCGAGATTTCAGTCATGCCGCTGGCTCCCCAATGTGGTAGACAACCCTCACCAGTCGTGGTCCTGATAAATGAGGCGCCCATCGTCGACCGCCGTGACCCGAACACTGTAGGCTTCGTGCCCACAATGGCGGTTGCTATCGTCCTCGCCAGCCGCGTCGCAAAAGAAAATCTCGCGATTGCAGTCGCAGGCGAAGTTGCCCTCGCCCCAGATGAAATCACCGTGCCAACTCATACCGGAGCAGACCTCGCGAATGAGACCATCGGCATTGCGACGGATTTCGTAGCGGACCGCCGGGCCGTTTTCGATCCACTCGCTCACGGCTCAATCTCCTCCACCAGCAATGCTACAGGCGATCCTTCGCGGATGACATGCAAGGCGTAGCTTTCCACGCTGGTCACCTTGAACGACCTCGACGGATCGAGGCCTGCACCATCAATCCGCCAAGTGCCCTTCCAGGCATCCAGCCCGTCGCCCTTGTCCCACCTGAAGGGGCAGCGCCCGGCATAGACGTGTGGAAGACGCCTGGGACTTTCCATCCCTTTCGGAAGCGGATAGACCTGATCCACCGTAAAGACGCGGCGGTCAACCGTGGCCCGCAGCTCATCCTTCAAGGCCGCATCAACGCCAGCGCGCCACGCCTCGTCAAGATTGATGCTGTCGCGCCCTTCGCCGGGTTCGGGGCTCCAGGACTCGAAATCGGACCCTTCCATAGCTTCGACCATCGCTTCGGTGGGCTCTCGCATCACCTCAATGGCGGCTCGGGCTGTTTCCAACACGGTTTCGCGCAACTCAGCGGAGGTCTCAGGGCGCAGTGGCGATCCGAAGAACGACTGTTCTATCGCCCGCGCCACCCGCTCGATCATCTCATTCACGGCTGCGGGTCCATCACAACAAGTTCCGTATCGCCAGCCGCCGTCGGGACGAGTTCGAACCATTTCCGGGCCATGCTATCGAACTGCCTGGGCCGATGGTCTGGGTGAACGCAAACCACATTTCCCTCTGGCGTAAACCGACAATCCCAACCCATCGGGAGGTTCGTGAGACACTCGGTTCCGCTTCGGCCGCGCGCCCCGCCTGTATAATTTACGTGGTCGCTCAAAGCACGAACCTCCCGCTAAGACCGCAAGATCAGCCTGAGAAATCGTCCGCATCAGGCATCCGCTCAGCCTTACCGCCAAACAGGGACACCCACAACCGGTCCCGCTCCGCGACGATCTCGCGGTACTCAGTCTCCGTCAGATTCCCCACATGCGCGAAATACGGCCGCTCGATGTCCTTTTCGGTCGCTCCGGAGATATCGCTGAATCTCCTGCCGCACGAGCAGGCCCCAGAGATCGGGTCAAATACATGGCCAGCGATCACCGTCACGACGCTTCGACCTTTGTGGTCCTTGTTACTTCTATCAGCACAGGGACGCCCTTGGCGTACCGTATGACGATCTGGCCCCAGAAGTCGCTGGGCATGGACGGCGGCTCTATCTGCTCCGGCACGCACACTGGCGCCGCCCTCCGGTCTGTATCCGATTTGCTCAAACTTTTAATCCGCGCGCTTTTTCATTTCACAAACAGCGCGGCGAGCTTCGTGCCGATCGGCGAGCCGAGGCCGGTGCAGGGATCAGGCCCTACACGGGCGCGATAAGAGCCGTTGTCACCTTGAACGACGTCGGTGAACGCCAAATGATTGGCCCATGCTTTAGGACCGACGAACGGCAACTTCCGGCCAAATGCAGCGAACAGGCCTGCGTAGAGCGGCGCGACCGCGCTGGTGCCCCCGACGACCTGGACCTGTCCGGCAATCACGACGTTGTAGCCGGTGTTCGGGTCAGCATTCGCCGCAGCGTCAGGAACCATGCGACCAGTGCCGTGAGGGGCGCCGTTCATCCAGGCCGACGTGGGATAGAAGGTCGAGAACCCACCTCCGGTGCCTTCGCCGTCCGCATTTCCGGGATTGTTGTTCCAGACGGTCTCCGGACCGCTCTGCGGAAGGCTTGTGCCGCCGCACCCAAAGACATATCGGGCACTGGCAGGCGCGTCGACGTTCGCCGCCCCTGGACCGCCATCGGAGGAATCGTTGTCGCCCGCGGCAGCGAAGGTGATCATGCCTTCCTCGGCGGCGGCGCGGGTGACATCTCCCAGGGCTGACAACGCTTCACCACCCCATTGGGCCTCATCGTTGCCCCACGATACGCTGCATACATCGCACCCATCACGGTGGGCTTTCTGAATGCAGGCGGTAATGTCCGACCCCCAGTACATCCGAATGCTCGCCGGCTTGCCGGTGGCAACGTAGTACGAGGCGGCGGCGACCTGAATATCCAAGGCCACCTCCCCATCACTGTCGGGGTCCTTGCCGGGCGCATTGGTCAGATCGAGGGGGACATCCGTGATGGTCGGAACGGCAACGCCGTTTGCGTGGCAGAACTGTAGAAGATCAGCGGGAAGCCATCCTCCTCCGCACTCAACGATGCCGATGACGCCACCGCCAGCCAAACCGGTGGGCCATTGATACCTACGGCAAAGTGCCGGAACGCTCCACGGCTGATCGACGACGGCCCTTGGTTTCTTGATGTAAGGATGAAATGTCACGAGTCTTCTCCTACAAGCCTTAGGTTGGCTTTCTGCGGCTCGAACGGGAACGGCACTGCGTGGTGCGGGACCGGTCGCATGCGGAATTCCATGATGACGGCCCCATTCGGAAAGGTCCGGCTGATCGGCAAAATGTAACGCCAGGTCATGTCTTCTTCGATTTCCGCCTCTGTAACTCCGCGCACGAGTTCGTACTCAAGTTCGGAGAGAAGCCGCTCTATCCTCTCCTTCCGCATGGTCGCTTTGGTGCTCGGCATTCCCGGTTCCTATCCGCAAAAGTAGTCCAACCACCGTCGCACCCCGGCCTCCACATAGCTGATCAGCGCCTTGCGACCGTCATGCACCGCCGCGGCCCGATTTGCCAACAACCCAAGCCCGACAGCGGCAACGCTCTCTGGATCGGCGGGGTCTGGCGCCTGCCAGGAGCGCGGTGACCATTCCAGGGCGTCTGTCACAACCGAGGGAACGCCTTCGGCGATACCGTCAGCGCAAACTACGCAAAAAGTCTCGTCAAACGAGGGATGCAGACAAAGATCCATCGTACCGACGATCTGGCGGAACTTCGACCATGCTGCCCACTCGATCGTGTGAAGCGACGCCCAGGGCAATCCGTCGAACAGTTCCTTCCGGGCCTGGGAGTAGCCCCAGGTCTGCTTCCACCGGTCGGCGTTGACGAACAGTTCCAGCCGGACGTTCAACTTTCGGGCGATTGACAGCGCCGCCATGGCCGCGACCTCCTGGTTCTTCCAGGGGCGGTTTTCTCCAAATGAGCCAATCCTGACCGGATCGTGGTTCCTGCGATGGTGGACTGGTTCGACGAAGGTGCCTGTATCATAAAGGTTCGGCAGCAGTAACGGCCTGACCCCGTAGATGCCGAACCACTCGAAGCGCGGATTGTTGCCCGCCACCTTGAAGTTGTGGGTGGCTCTTTGCAGGTGGAGCAGTTCCCTGATCCTTTCGGGACCGTGATCGTCGATGCACAGATAGGCCAGGCCGGTATGGGCGAGCATAACGAACTCGACCTCGGGCCATCTCTGGGCCAACTCCGCAAACTGATGCGGGACCAGGAAATTCGGAGTCGAGACGATCACATGCGTGATCGGACGCCCCGTTTTGTGCTCCTCGCTTTCCAGCCGGTGGCAAAGCTGCTGGAATGTCTGCACGCCCCAGCTTTGGGCATCGACGCCGTGCTCCCGCAGAACCCGCATGTTGCAATTGATCGTGATTCCGAGACCGGCTTCACTTCCCGGGAGCGACGGCTCTCGCTTGTGGATCACGAAAACACACCGGGCCGAGGCGATGTGCGGCGCGACGTGGTGAGGGCGGCGGGGGACCGGGGCTTCGTCGCGGGAGTCGGGGATCACAGCGCTCCCTCTTCTGGGAATGCCTGAGCAAGCACGTCCGACACCGCCTTACGGACGGCCGGTTGGATTTGTCTTTGGAGGTCAAAGATCGCCGCGCTGACAGCACGCTCAATCACCGCCTTGGTGCCATCGCGGACGGCGTTTCGAACGATGGCTGGCAAGTCATTCTTCATGCATTCGAGTTCGGAGTTCACCAACGCCTGTAGGTCAAGTTCCCGAGCGGATAGCGCCTGCAAGATGTTGAGGCGCATTGATTCTACTGAGAGTTCGAATCGCAATAGCGCGCCATCCCCAGGAATTGTCATGCTAGACCTTCCTCCATCAGCCGCGTTCTCAGTTCCCCGACGTTGGGCAAGAGATCGAGGATTTGCGCCGTGTTCTGGCCGCCGTTGCGCATCGACAAATCGAGATCGCGCAAGCTGTCCGAAGGGAGGTCGAGAAAGTCGGCGATCTTGCGGAGCGTCCCGATCCTGGTGTCCGCGTCCTTGCCGGTCAAACGTTCCTGAAGAACAGTCAGAACCGGCGACAGATGCGGCTCAACAGCATTCCATGCAGCCCGCACCCGTTTGGCGTTACCGATCAGCCGAGGCACGTCCAATGGGTTGAGCCTTCGTGTGCCACTCCGTAACTCGGCAAACCGCTCCTTCGCTTCTTTTGGCCACCACGCATCCAACTGACCGGCAACATCGTTGCTGATCAGCCGCTCGAGTTCGTTGAGCCGGATCAGGTGAATGTGGCGATAGCCGAAAGCGGTCGATCGTTTCGCCAGACCGACGTTGAAGTCATCGTCGAACCACTCCGGCAAATGTTTGAAGCAGGGCCGATCAGAGAGGGCCAGAGACAGCCCAGAGATCAGCTTCTCATTGGTGCGTTGCTTCTGCCAGTCCGCATAGGCCCAGTTGAGCCGGTTGGGCGGTGGGCCGAAATGAAACGGCTCGTTCTCGGCGTTGGTCGCGCTCGCGAGGCTTGTCGACGATGTCCGGGTCGCCGCCCAGATTATGAAATGATATGCCATCAGCCCACCAACCATCCGCCGATGCGGACCGACAATCGTTGACGCCGCATCTGAATCGCCTGGCGCACCTTCTTCTGGTCAAGCGAGTGATCACACGCCTCGCACTTGATCAAACCGTTGCTGAGAAGATTGGGGTGGAGACAGCCGGGGCACATCCAGCCGACCCGGCTCGGGTCTCCGATGTCTCTGTAAGGCGTGAGATGCGACACCCGTGGTGCTTCCTACTCGGTTGTCGGCTGATAGGACCGAAGGGCACCGATTCCCAAGGGGTCTGCTGCGTGATCGTACGGTGAAAGTTACCCGAGCAGTGAACGTTTCGCGGCGGCGGCTCCCACCGCCGGCTGAGCGCTCCCACCAAGGCCGCCGACCAGGTTGCCGACGATGCCTGGGGGAGAGGCGGTCACCCCGTTCATTCCGTTGATGACGTTGCTGACAACCTGCTGAACGCCGCCGGACGTCGGGTTGGCCGGACTACCCGGCGGATTCGGATTGGCGGCGTGGAAGTTGGCGCCCATTATCCCAGCAGGGAGCGCTTTGTATCAGCGGTGGTCGGCTGCTGGCCCTGCGCGCCGCCCTGGTTGGTGATGGTGCCCCCGAATAATTGCTCAGTGTTAACCAGATTTTGCGCGGCAACATTCGTGGACGCCTGCGCCAGCGTGCCAGGCGCCGCGGCGGCCGGCGGAGGAGGCGGCGCAGCCGGTGTATGGGGGGATGAAAACAGAGCGCCGATGTTATCTCTCCTTCGAAACGGACGGCGGCGTCTGAGCCCGGCGAAAGGACGTAACTCCGGCTCCTATGGTGGCGACCACCTCGGCACCACCGTCCAGAGACAAATTGCGCAGCCTTGGGGAGTCACGTCAACGGCCATAACGCGAGGGTGTCCAGCGGTCGCCGTGCGGCATCCAGGTGTTCTGGCCGGACGAACGACCTTCATTCCGACCGACCCGCCATGCTTCGCCCATCGGCTGGTACTCGGACTCGTGGGCGGAACGGAGTCGGCTCGTCAGGACGGCAGTGTGGTCGCGCGGCTGGACAGGCATCGCGAATGTGCAGGCAAGTGCGTCCGCATCGTCGGGAGAAGGCAGTCCGCGAGACCGCATTTCGGACTTTCTCTCAAGGATGATGGCGTCGATCCCTTCCAAAGCCCGGTAGTCGTACTGGATGCTGGTCATGCCGTCGATCAGGTCCCGATCATTGTCGATCATACCCGTCTTGAGCCAATCGCGCATCAGGCCCCACATTTGGGCCCGCAGGTTGTAATAACTGTCATTTCCTCTACCGGCCAAAGCCCGGGCGCCGAAGGCGATTTCTATCACCGGGATGCCCAACTGACGGCAGCGATCGACTACCCCGCCTCCTGGGCCACCGACGTCGATGAACACCGCATCGGGCCGGTGCAGTTCGTACTCGGCCACCACGATGGCGGCGAACTCCATGGTGTCCGATCCTCGATACTTGATCGGCGGGATGGACCTTGCGTCACGACCGCGACGGAACCGGATCACGCTGCCATCGGGGCCGGTCCGGGCGCAGTCAACCCCCATGATGAGAGGATCGTAGACCGTGGCCTGGATGTCACGATCAGGAGAGGCGGCGTCTTCGGCCAACCGAATCGGGATGAACTGGCCCGAACTGGCGTCCGGGAACTGCCCGAGCACGCGGATTTTGAAGAAGTCCGAGTCGATGCCGTGATCGGTCTCCCATTCCTTATACAGTTTCTTGTTCGACATACGGGCGTTGCGCCCATCGACATGGTGCGGGTTCCAGCGATGTCTGAACCGTCCAAAGCAACTCCGAAAGCGCCCGTTATTGTGGGACGGGTTGCCGAACACACCCCAGATGATTTCGGTGTTGGCATCAGTCAGGGCGCCTTCGGCGGTCTCCCAGATGATATCGGCAATATCGGCCGCCTCATCGAAGATCAGCAGGATGCGCTTGTCCTGATTATGAAGACCGGCGAAGGCCTGGGGGTTCTTTTCCGACCACGGCACTGCGTCCACGCGCCATGTCCGCTCGTGCTTTGGATCAGACGAATAGATCGAAGTAGCCGTAACGACGAACATGTGCTCGCCAATGAACAGCCGATGCCATTTCGCGAGTTCGGCCCAGGTTTTGGTTTTTAACTGAGTCTCCGTATTTGCCGTGACAACGCCTTTACAGTCTGTCATAGTAGACATGGCCCACAATATTAGCCAGCTTACTAATCCCGACTTGCCAACACCATGTCCGCTGGCTATAGCCTCCCTTATGACTTCGTCAATACTCTTAAGGCCGTCCCTTATTTCTTTGAGAACGATCGTCTGCCAGACGTCTGGACCCTCGTGGTTCTCAAGTTCGGTGCCTTTGACGCCCCACGGGAAACACAGCAGGACGAACTGGTAGGGGTCCTTGCTGACCGACGCGAGGAGCGTGGCCAGCCGGTCGAGGTCACGCTGGCTCGGCACTGGGCGGCGTCTCGGTTGGACGAAG